GGCATCTTTTTGGTCCGAAGGGTTCAAACGTTCGGCCGGTCACGCAATGTGACGGCCATCTGAGCCGCGCAATGCGGCGGAAGAGTGGTTCCTGATGCCCCGAGGTGGAGCACGTAACCGGTCGGGCCCGCCGCCGGATGAGAATTCGCTGAAGTCGGCGAAGATCGGCTACAGCCTGACGGCGCTGCCGATGGGCGGCTACCAGGGCGAGATCCCGGAGTTTCTGCTTCCTCGCATCACGGTCTGGTGGGAGCATCTCGAAGGCCGGGCCATGGTCCGGGAAGTCGACGACGAAGCCACTGCAGTCCGTCGCGATCGGGAGATGGCCCTCTGGGAATGGGCGTGGCGTACTCCTCAGGCTTGCGCCTGGATCCAGGAGAAGTGGCGCTGGCAGACGGTGGCAATGTGGGTCCGTACGACCGCGTTGTGCGAGTCGTCGGAGGCTACGGCGGCTGACAAGAATTCGCTGCACCGCTTCGCCGATCAGATCGGGATGACGCCGGCCGGGCTGAAAGAGAACGGCTGGAAGATCGCGTCTGACGAGGTCGCCGCGAAGCGGGACGAGAAGCAGGCGGCCAACACGGCCCAGTCGGCGCGTGCACGCATGGCGGAGTTACGCCGTGCCGCCGCAGAAAGTTAGAGCTTCGCTCGGTCCGCTGCTGATCTCGTGGATCGAGTGGCATTGCGTCATCCCTGACGGGTTTGACAAGGGCAAAGCCTTCCGCCTGTACGACGAGCAGGCCGTTTTCATCGACTCGCATTACGAGTTGAAGCCGGGCGCGAAGTTCGGCCAGTTGTCCACGGCGTTCCGGTACCGGCGGTCGCTGCTGGTCCGGCCCCAGAAGTGGGGCAAGGGCCCGCTGACCGCGGCGCAGGTGTGCGCTGAGGGTGTCGGCCCGGTCCTGTTCGCTGGCTGGGCTGAGGGTGGCGAGGTTTACGACTGCCGGGATCACCGGTGTGGCTGTGGGTTCGTCTACGAGTACGAGCCTGGTGAGCCGATGGGCCGGCCGTGGCCGACGCCGCTGATCCAGATCACGGCGTTCTCGGAAGAGCAGACCGGCAACATCTACGACGCGCTCCGGCCGATGATCGACAAGGGCCCGCTGTCGGAGTTGATCCCGCGGACGGGCGAGGAGTTCATTCGCCTGCCGAACGACGGCGAGATCGACACGGTGACCAGCTCGGCGCAGTCCCGGCTCGGGCAGCGCGTGACGTTCGTGCCGCAGGACGAGGTCGGCCTGTGGACCGTGAACAACAAGATGACGAAGGTTGCCGACACCCAGTACCGCGGGCTCGCGGGTATGGGCGGCCGGGCGACGCTCACCACGAACGGCTGGGATCCGTCCGAGGAATCGGTGGCGCAGCGCGAGTACGAGTCAACGGCCGTCGACATCCTGCGGGATTTCCGGCAGGCTCCGACCGGGCTGTCGTACCGCAACAAGGTCGAACGACGGCGGATCCACCGCGCGGTGTACGGCGACTCGCTGAAGCCGAAGGGCCATGTCGATCTCGACGCGATCGAGGCCGAGGCGGCCGACCTGGTCGAGCGGGACCCGGCGCAGGCTGAGCGGTTCTTCGGCAACCGGATCGTCTACGGTGCCGGCCATTGGCTCGAAGGCGATAAGTGGGACCTCCGCGCTCGGGTGCGGATCGTGCCGTACAAGGCGTCGATCGTGTTGGGCTTCGACGGTTCCGACTCGGACGACTGGACTGCGATCCGGGCCGAGACGCGCGACGGCTACCAGTTCACGCCGACGTTCGGCCCCGACAAGCAGCCGACGATCTGGGATCCGGCGAAGTTTGACGGGCAGGTGCCCCGCCTCGAGGTGGCGGCCGCGATCGACGAGCTGTTCAGCCGGTACGAGGTTGCGCGGCTCTACTGCGATCCGCCGGACTGGAAGACCGAGATCGACGAATGGTCGGTGAAGTACGGCGACAAGCGCGTCCTGCGCTGGGAGACGTACCGGACGGTCCAGATGCACGCCGCCGCCCAGCGGCTCCACGTCGATGTGACGAAGCAGGATGCGACGTTCACCCACGACGGGTGCAAGACGACCGCGATCCATGTTCGGAATGCCCGGAAGTCGCCCCGGCCGGGGCAACGGTATGTGCTGGCCAAGCCGGTGCAGACCCAAAAGATTGACGCCTGTGTGACCTCGATCCTCTGCCATGAAGCGGCCGGGGACGTGACCGCGGCGGACCTGTGGCCCTCAGCGGGCGCATACGCCTATAGCGCCTGACGGAAGGGGCCGCATGGCATTCACCGCCACCGCGGCGCTCAAGCAGGTCGAAAACCTGTACGGGAAACTGTCGAAGCGCCGGCCCGAGGTCGAGCTGACCGACGACTACTACCGGGGCAAGCAGCCGCTTCGGTTCGCGTCGGACAAGTGGCGGGAGTATCACGCCAGCCGGTACACGAAGTTCGCCGACAACTGGTGCGCCCCGGTCGCCGACTCCCCGAATGAGCGGCTCCGTGTTGACGGGTTCCGGCTCGACGACGACCCGCAGCAGACGGACCAGGAGAAGACGCTCTGGAACGACTGGCTGACGAACAACATGGAAGCCCAGGCGTCGCAGGGCTTCCTCGCGTCGATCATCTCGAAGCGCTCGTTCGTCCTCGTCTGGGGCAACGACGACGGCGAGCCGGTCGCGACGTGGGAGAGCCCGGACCAGGTCATCGTCGAATACGATCCGGAACGTCCGCGTGTGCGCATGTCGGCGTTGAAGACGTGGTGTGACGACGACACCGAGTACGCGACCCTGTACATGCCGGACGAGGTCTGGAAGTTCCAGCGGCCGCATATCCCGATGGCGACGGTCAACCTGACCGCCCTGCCGAACGTGGCCGAGGGCTTCTTCCTGACCGAGGCCGGGCTGATGGTCCCAGGCGTCGACAAGGCCGGCTGGGTCAAGCGCCAGCCGAACACGGATGACGTGTGGCCGATCCCGAACCCGCTTGGCGCCGTGCCGATCGTCGAGTTCGCGAACCGGCCGATGCTGAAGGGTCAGCCGCTCTCCGACATCGAGGGCACGATGGCGATGCAGGACGCCATTAACCTGCTGTGGGCGTACCTGTTCGTTGCTGCCGACTTCGCGTCGATGCCGGCCCGCGTGGTGATGGGCCAGGAACCACCGATGATGCCGATCCTGGATGACCAGGGCCAGAAGACCGGCGAACGACCGGTGGACCTGAAGAAACTCGCAGAGGATCGGATCCTCTGGCTCACCGGCCAGAACACCAAGATCGGCCAGTGGGACGCGTCGAAACTCGACGTGTTCACCGGCGTCATCGACGTCGGCGTCAGCCACATCGCCGCACAGACGCGTACGCCACCGCACTACATGCTGCTCGGCAACGGCATGGTCAACGTCAACGCCGACGGTATGCGTGCGGCTGAGACCGGTCTCGTGATGAAGGTGACCGAGGAACAGACGTTCTTCACCCCTGACGTCCGTGAGGTTTTCCGGCTGTTCGCGCTGGTCCGGGATGACAAGAAGTCTGCGCAGCGCTGCCGGACGGGTGCGGTGGCGTGGAAGAACGCCGAGAACCGCTCCTACGCGCAGACGGTCGACGCGCTGCTGAAGCTCGACACGCTCGGCTTCCCGTTCGAGTGGATCGCCGAACAGTACGGTCTCGGTCCGACCGAGATCGCCCGCGTGATGGCGATGAAAGAACGTGAGGCCGAAGCCGATCCGATGGCCGCCCTCGCACGCGCTGGCGCCAACCAGGCGTCACAACTGCCTCCGGCACCGCCGGAGCTGTAGTGGCCGGCGTCGCGGCTCTGGCCGCGAAGCACTACCGGGACCGGCGCACGCTCGTCCGGGGCGCCGATTCGGCGGCGCGGCAACTGTGGCGCAGGCTCGATCCCGCTGCCCTGCGGCTGTCGTGGACACCGGTCGGCTACGCACTCCTGTCGATGCTGACGCAGTCGCAGACGCAGGCCGCAGCGATGTCGACACCGTACGTTGCCGGGGTTCTCGCCGCCGAAGGTGTCACCGCGGTACCTGCGGTCAACGCCGCGATGTTCGCCGGGATCGCCTCGGACGGCCGTGCGTTGTTGAGTCTGCTCGAGCAGCCGCTGATTCAGACCCTGACCGCGTTGTCGAAGGGTGTACCGCAGCCGGCGGCGATGCTGACGGGCGAAACGTCCCTCCGGATGATCGTCGGGACTCAGGTTGCCGATGCTGGGCGTGTCGCCGATGGTGTGGCGATCACCGGCACGGAACGCGGCGGGTATGTGCGGATGCTCAATCCGCCGTCGTGCTCGCGCTGCGCGGTGCTGGCCGGTCAGTGGTACGCGTGGAACGCAGGATTTCTGCGGCATCCGCTGTGCGACTGCATCGCGATCC